TAGGTTTGCCCATTGTAGGTTTGCCCCTTGTAGGTTTGCCCATTGTAGGTTTGCCCCTTGTAGGTCTGCCCCTTGTAGGTTTGCCCCTTGTAGGTCTGCCCCTTGTAGGTTTGCCCCTTGTAGGTCTGCCCCTTGTAGGTTTGCCCATTGTAGGTCTGCCCCTTGTAGGTTTGCCCATTGTAGGTCTGCCCCTTGTAGGTTTGCCCATTGTAGGTCTGCCCCTTGTAGGTTTGCCCATTGTAGGTATGCCCCTTGTAGGTTTGCCCCTTCTTTTCTGGCTTGCTCCAATGTTTTTTTAGTGGAGTTGTTCTCTGATTCGTGTTCAAAAAGCAATTTGCCAAATACTGTTTTTATCTGTATTTTAGTTTTCATAGTGTTTAGTTTTTATGCCACTTCAGCTATTTGGTTCTGCCCGGCCAACGCATTGATGGCCTGACGGTAAAACCCTATCTGCTCGTAGCACTCATTTACATTCTTTTCTAATGCCTTGATATAGAAAATCTTGATATGCCCGTTAGAGGCGTTGACCGTTCTTTTCTGGGCATCTATACTTTCTTTATAGTATTCGATGTCCTCTTGCAGTTCCTCTATTTTTTCGTTGAAGTATCTTATTGCTTCCATGATTACTTAATATTTTTAGTTTGCTGTACGGCCCATTTTTTAAAGGCGTCGAATTTTTCAGCAATCTCTTTGATGTTGTTTTTTGCGTTAGCATCCATATTGGTTGTTTCCAATGATGGTAGCTCAAAAGAGTTGACCCAATTGGTTATTTTTTCTTTTTGAGGTGCTAAAGCAGCTTTTCTGTTAGCTTCTTCAATAGCTTTCTTTTCATTTTCAATTCTTTGCTTTTCAGCCTCTTCAGCTTCACGCTTCTTTTTTAATTCAGCTTCTATTTTTGCTTTCTCTTCACGCTCCTTTTTAATTTTAGCTTCGTATTCAGCACGTTTTTTAGCTTCTTCGGCCTCACGCTTTTTTCTTTCAGCTTCTTCCTTTGCTTTTCGTTCATTCTCATCCTTAATCCTTTTTTCTTCCTCTATTTTAGCAAGCCTTTCTTTTTCCTCTGCCTCTTTTTTCAATCGCTCATTCTCCTTTCTGATACGCTCACGCTCTTCTGCCTCCGCCTTTTCTTTTGCAATGCGTTCTTTTTCGATTCTCTCCCTTTCAGCTTTATCCAGATCAAAGAGTTTCTTTGCCTTTGCAAGCTCTCTTTCAAAAGATTCATCGTCCATACCCCTTAAATCCAAAGCCTCTATATGACAGAACTCGTTAAATGGTATAAGTTGATTGATTCTATCCCTTTCAATAACATCAAGTCTTTCACGCTCCTTTCTCTCCGCGTACTTTTCTTTTTCCTCTAGTTTGGTTTCAAGGTTCTTGTAAGTGGCCTCAATCATTTGGAATGATTTTAACCATAGTTTATCCTCTAAGACATAATCCGCCATCTTAGCCTTGACCTCTTGACGTTTTTCGTCAACTATTTTTTTACATGATATTCTTTGGTTCTTTAGAGTTAACCTACCCTCTCTGGCCATTTTCATTTTACCCACCTCTGAAACATCATTTATCTGTAATGCCTCGATTGTGTCGTTCCATTCTGTGGCCTTCTCAAAAAACTTTCCAAGAGTGTTGGATATAATCTCTCCTTTGGATTTTTCGATTCCAGATTCCTCTACTACTGTTGTTAATTGTGTTTTTTCCACTGTTTCCATGATTCTTTATTTATTGGTGGTTTATATTTCGTTCCTGTTGAATGGGTTGCTGTACGTTTTTTCCAGTTTCTTGGTAAGCATCAAATCAAGTTCGCTTCCAACATCTACCTTTATATGGTCAGTATCGTTCAACCACAGTTCCCTGATGATTCTTACATTGGCATCACCATCATTGTCTATCCTCAAATCAAACACTATCCGTATTTCACCAACATCTATGGTCTGCTCTGGATTATCATAGGTGTAAATGGATTCTCCAGTGAAATCATCAAAGTCGTGTTCCATCTCTATATCTATGACCGGAAGCACCAATTGCTCTATATCTTTTTCGTTGATAATTGTTAATGTTTCCATATATTTGAGTGCTTTTGTAGTTAAACAACAATGCGAATATATGTACAATATTGTACAATTGCAAATATAATTGTACATTTGATGTAAAATTTAACATTTACAACGTCCAATAATGGATAATAAAGAGTTTAAAATACTTTTGGATAAGAGCCGATTGAGCAAAGTGGATGCTGCTAAAGTTTTAGGAGTAGGCCGTCAAACGGTATATAATTGGATAAAAGGCGATGTTCCTATCCCTGATTCTAAAATTGAGTTTGTAAAAAGTGTGCTTTCAAGGTCTCCAGAAGAGTTGAGTGGCCTTGCAAAAAGTGAAGAAGGTCATACCGTGGAATCGGTACTTCCTTTTGTGGTGAAACATTTTGACGAATTTATGTCACATGAGGATTTTCACCGTAAGGTATATATCAAGAGTTATGATATAGCAAAAGACATTATAGAAGGAAAAAAGAAACTTTAGGATAATCCAAGAAAATCAAGTTTACCTTTTTTTCTTAGTTCTTTGAATTTGTTATCGAAATCAGATTTTACTTTCTCGAGTTCTTTTTTGTCATGCTCAACGACAAGCCTATAAACCTCGTCATCTTTAATGAGGTTCTGATCTTTTAATTTCTGGATTAATTTTTTACGTTGCATCTCCTACTTTGTTTAATGTGGGCCATACTACGACCTCTTCATAATCATTAACTTCTATATCATTGAGTTCAATACCAAAATAAGTTGGAACAATAGTTACCATTACATGGATAAGCTCACGAATAGAGAACTTTAAACCCTCCATGTAGTTTATCATATATCTGTACATCGATATTGCTATATGAGCCGTAAACAATCCGGTAACGGTTGAAAAAATTAACTCCAATGAATTGGTTATACCAGTATCGTCAAATAAAATCCATGACATAAAAAAGCATCCGATTGCAACCACTAAAAAAGATACACCCCTAAATAATGGCTTTACACTCTTTTCCATAAAGAAAGTGCTGTAATACATAAGCAATCCGATATTAATGGTGAAAAGCTCAACACCTGTATTCCAAAAAGCAGTGGACAACCACTTAAAGCCCAGGAAGTCACCTTCACGGTCAAAGTACTTGTCCACTATAATGTAAGTAAAACGGCTTATGCCGATAATAGTAATGTTACTCACTACCATTATCGTCGCAACCTGTGCACTCTTGCTTATCTTTGTCAATTGCGAGAAATTCAATTTCATCTTCTGTTTGGTCGTTTGTGCATGATGTGATCACAGAACCTGCAAATAACAGCATCAATGCGAATAGTACTTTTTTCATCTTAAGATAATTTAAAGGTTAAGACCTTAAATTACCTATTTTCAATATGTTATAGTATTGTAGGCTGGGGGAGTTATCAAAGTTTTATCAACTTTGAAAGTCCTACAATATACAAGGTTTATTTTTCTTACGATTGCATGAAAACCTTAAAAAAACTATGGGTTTTCCCTAATTCATTATAATTGGTTCCAGCTTTTCCTTTAATTTTTCAAAATCTTCCTTCTCCATCATACCTATATCTAAGAGTTCTTTTGCCTCTTTCAATTTTTTTATTGCCTGTTCCCTTGACATTGGAGCGTTAGGATCTATTATTTCGCCTGTTTCAAGTGCTTGGTCTATATTGGCCCTTGCAAGTTTCTTTATGTTAACAAACCTGCCGCCACCAAGCCTATTTAAATGGATAAGCACTTCATAATCCTGCTTTTTTGAGCCTCTGGCCATTTCCATTTCAATAATAAAAGCCCTGTCACCTGTCATGTGTTCGTTTCCCATCATGGAAGTACCAGTAAGGGCAGCAGCACCCGTACCTAAAAAAATAAAACTATGTGTTGCAACGTTGGAGCCTCCGGCATAACCTGCCATTGTACTGTTTGGGTTACTTGGTGGCCCTATCTCTAAGGTATCTCCAATACTTAACCAATTACCATTGATTGCCTTGTAGTTTTTAACATCCACTCTGTTTTTATAGTCTTTTGAATTTAAAAGGGATTTCATTTCATTATAGGTAATTGAATCTATTTCTGATGTTTTTTGAGCGGTCAAACCCGTTGTAATGCAAAAAAATGCGATAAAAAGTGTTTTCATTATGTGTTTTTTATAGTTTGGTGTTTAAGTTATAAGAATTTTCTTAAGTCTCTATTATTATATAACTCTTAATATTAAACTTGCAACACAAAAGCAATAGGAAACGGTCGCATATAGTAATCCCAACGGAAAAAGCCCAAAAAAGACCTGATCCATTGGGAACTACTTTTAAACTTGCACGCACAATAACCATGAGGTTTACCGTATAGCAGCCTTAAAAGGCACTGGCTCTTATTGGAATAAATTCCTCAAATCGGGCGGGTCCAGTCAAAGCTCCGTGTTGCTTTCCCAATTATCCCCTAGCTAACGCTAGAACCTTCTACAACTTTTAAGAGGTTTTCCGAAACGAGATTTCAGACGTATAAAAAAACCCCTGTACAACGGTCGAGATTGTCAGGGGTTCTTATTTCGTGTTACCCACACTTAAATTTTTCCCATCGTCCTCGACCAACGACAATCCAAAAGTACAATAATATACGTTAAAAACAAGCAAAATGTAAAAAAATGTAAAATATATTTGGATATTAATGTACAATATTATACATTTGAAACATGATTGAGCGTTTAGGGGCGCACTTAAACATCAAAAGAGTTAGTTAATTTTCATGTGTTTATTTGGTTTTCGCCCCTGCTTCCCTAGAGCTAGGGGCGTTTTTTTTGGAGTGGTGGACACGGAAACAGGAAACTCGAAAGGCTTGTTCTACACAGCATACTCGGTACAGGAAACAACTGCGAAACCACTCCATTTTTTGAAATAATGATATGGAGAAATGCACGAAATAATCTTGAAATATAGCCGCGAGGACACTTTGCGTTGATGGATTATTAGGGCGGTCAGGTTGTGAGAGGCCACTCCATTTTCACACCGCCTCGGTAGTGAGGATTTCCGGGGCGGTTATTTAAAAACCAATAAAAAACAAACAATGTCAAACTATTTTAAAAAACGACTGGAAGCATTTAGGGCAGGAGTACCGTTCAGATACAAAAACATCTGGTACAACCAATCCATACACACCAAGGAGCTATATCCCGAGGTAGTGGATTCCAAGGGGGATTACATATCATGCAAAATAGGTACAAGGGTTGTGATGTGCCACGATAAGAAGGGCAACCCTGTTGAGTATACGGTAAAAAGGGCATGGGTAAGGGAAAACGCAGCAAAAGAATACCCCTCTGACGGTTGGATGTGCGACCTTGAGTTTCACGGGATTAAAAAGTAACAATTAAAATTAAACACAATGAGAACACTAAAAACAATATACACGTACCTAGAGAGCAAATGGACATCATTTGAAAAGTTCATGGAGTTTTACGGTTCCTGTGCTTCAGATGCCATTAACGGATAAAAGACAAAGTATAATGAAGAAAATATTGATTTCTCTTTATGACTACACCGGAAATGCCTCCAGGCCGTACAAGGAAAACGGTTGGATCGTCAAGCAAGTTGATATTCAACATGGAATAGATGTTCTTAAATGGCATTACGCATCTTGGTATTTAGGGTTTATGGAACATGGAGCTTTGCCTGAAGTAGGTATTATAGCTATGCAACCATGTACAGATTATGCCATTAGCGGAGCAAAACATTTTAAAGCTAAAGATGTTGATGGGAGAACTGAAGCATCGCAAAAACTTGTGTCGAAAACAAAGGAGATTATTGAGTTTTTTGAGGACTTGAACGTTTTGAATTTCTGGCAGTTGGAAAATCCAATGAGCAGGATTCATAAACTAAATCCTTGGCTTGGGGATGTAAAACATAAATTCAATCCATGCGACTACGCAGGTTACGACCCAAATCCTAACGATAGTAGATATAATAAACAAACTTGGTTGTGGGGTGATTTTAATATTCCGGAAAAGAAATTCATGGAGCCCTTTGAGAAGGAATATCCTGGATTCAAAAAACTTGGAGGTAAAAGCCAAAAAACAAAAAATGAAAGGAGTAAAACCCCACTAGGTTTTGCATACGCATTTTATAATGCAAACAATTAAAAAAAGGCAGCGGCTTGCAAACAAATATGAACCTTAAATACAAATCGGTTTGTTTTGAAAATTCTAGCTACCGCAACACCGCTGCCAAAAAAATTAACCAGGAGTCGAGATAAACCACCGCCTCCTTAAAAACTAAGAACGATGGAAGAAAAGGATTTTCTAGAAATAATTAAGCCATTAGGGTTACTTGAAACAAGTCAAAGGGATTTTTTATCACAGGCTTTATTAAATAATTTTAAAAATTGGCAATCAAAACAACGTAACCAATGAAAGAACTAGGTATAACAAAAGGAGAGTTAACGGCAAAATTCGCAAAAAGGATTGATGATGATCAAGGCTATGATAATTTAGGATTAGCTGAGGATTTAGTTGAAATGGCAGAGAGCAGTAAAAGTGAGTTATTGGAGCGTTACAATGAAGCGATAGAGGTTTTGGAACAACTTTCAAACGCAGTGCCAGACGATGGAACTTGGGATTATCAATCAGCACAATCAAAAGCAATACAAACAATATCTAAAGCAAATGGGGAATGAACTTACAACTATCACTAAAAAAGAAATGGTTTGAAATGACCAAGGCGGGAATCAAGACTGAGGACTACCGTGAAATCACACATTACTGGATAACTAGGTTAGTAGATTGGTCTAATTATCCAAAAGAAACACCTAACGACTGTAAAAACATTGCAGAGGATATTCTATTTGATTTTAATAATGGACACGATTTTATTGAAATCCTAAAATCTTATTATTCCTATTTAAAACCATTCACAACCAACACAATGACGCTTGGCTATCCAAAATCAGGCGATACAGAACGAATCCTAAAACTGGAACACAAAGGAATAGAAATAAGGGAGGGAAATCCTGAATGGGGTGCGGAACCAGGTAAAAAGTACTTTATAATTAAACACGGAAAACAACTTTAACCCCCTATCCAAGTATAGAGGAACAACAAATATGAACCATGAAAAAAGGAATAACAAAAAACAGAAACAGCTATACCGCTAGATTTTGGAATCCAATTTCAAAGGAAACAATTAACGGGAAAACATTTCCAACAATTGATGAAGCTGAAAAAGAAAGAGATAAGATCACATTTGATTTTTATAAAGACAAATCTTATCTGCTGCCATCTGGAATAACCATAGACAATACAAGAAAGGTATTTTGTGTGAGGATAAGAGTAAACGGAAAGTTAAAACAACTTTATAAGTCAAAATGCCTACAAAAAACTCTTGATACAAGGAAATCAATTATTAATCAATTAACATAGTAATCATGTCAAAAAAAGTAATAGTATCCGATTCAAAAGGAAGGGAAAGAACAATGTACCTCCAAGAAGAAGGAAGTGTTGTGTCTACAGTTTCACCATATCCACAAAGCAGTTATAAAACAGAGGAAAATGTTTTCAATAGCAGTATTAAGGATGCGGAGACGGGAGAACCAATGGAAAGACCCGTTGATGAACTTTTGAAAGATATTGAATAGAGGAACAAAACATTTGAGATATGGAAACAGAACTGAAAGAATATAGCCTATCACAAATCATTGACGGTTTTCCTGAAAACTTATATCTATATAAAGATTCTGGATCATGGGAGGTTTTAGATGATTCACAGGAAACAATATCAAGTCAACTACCTCACGAAACACTTAAGGATTTTTTGATTAGAACTATCATTGAACAAAACTTTATGGACTGTTTATTTGATATTGAAACAAGTCTAGAGATTAACCAGTAACTACCCAACATAACCAAAGGGATTAAAATAAGAGATATGGAAGAAATATTGAATGATTTTGATGAACTAAGAAAGCATATAGTTACTGATAAAGGAAGAGAACTTGCTAAAAAATTCAGAAAGCGATTAAAGGCATCTGAAAAATACGCAAACAAATTGGATTATTATTTCACAGATACTTTAGATGGAGTATCACCGGAAAAATCAGCCAAAGAATTAGGATTGCTCTAACCTAACATTCAAACCCTTAAAATAGATATATAGATATGGGAAAAAGAATAACACAAAGAATTTATGAGTGTGATGTGTGTGGTGAAACCCCTGATAATGGAGAGTATTTATGGCACATGGGTATGGAAATGTGGTGTGAAAAGTGCTGTGATAAAGCAGATGAAGATTAACCCATTGAACAAAAAGAACTGATTTATTGGAGTGGTGAACAGACGCTCAAGGCGAAATAGACTTGGAACGCGCGAGGAATCCACTCCAATTTTTAAAACAAACAAGATGGAAAAAATTGTAAAACCAAATATACCCTCATTAAAAAAAGAATACCTGCTAATGGTAAAAGAGGTTGTTTTAAAAGAAAACAACTTAAATGTTGGTGATAAAATACTTTGGGATTTTAAATATGAGGTTGTTCGTTCTGGGTATAAAAGAGGTGAGATGAATAAATATTCAGTAAGTAAACTTTGCGAAGGTGTTTTAAAGGTTGATAATAACGGGTTTTTATATACTGAAAGTGTTGATGAACTAGAGTTTCACGAAACAGCATATAGAGACATTGCAATGAAAAAAAGTTACTACAAAAGGGTAATGAAAAAGTCTATTCATTATTTCGGAACAGGGTTTATTTATACTCCACCTAAAAAAGAAAGAATCTAAACACCCAACGACATGAGCGATAAAGAAATCTGGAAAGATATTGAAGGTTATAATGGTTTATACCAAGTAAGTAGTTTCGGAAGAGTTAAATCAATGAACAGGATTGTTGAGAAAAAAGACGGAAATGTTTTAACTATAAAAGAGAGGATATTAAGAAACAACACTAGTAGTGGATATTGTATAGTCGGGCTCAGTAAAAATGGAAAAGTTAAGTTCCACCATATACACCTATTAGTTGCAATTTCTTTTTTAAATCACACCAAATGCGGTTTTAAAAAAGTTGTTGACCACATAGATAATAATCCTTTAAATAATAAATTAAGCAACCTTCAAATAGTTACAAATAGAGAAAACTCATCTAAAGATAGAAAAGGAGGTACTAGTAAATATATAGGTGTGTCGTATCACAAATTAAAAAATAAATGGGCAGCAAACATATATATTAATAACCCTATTTTATTAGGTTTTTTCGATAAAGAAGAGGATGCTGCAAAAGCATATCAAGACAAACTAAAAGAGTTAACACACCTAAAACAAAGGAAGGGATGAAAGATGTAAAATTTAAGGTAATTATTCTTCTTCTTTTATTTATATGTACCAGGTTAATGTTTGCAATAGCAATAGGAGAAAAATGTATAGGGTGTTAACCCACCAAACCAAAAACAGATAAGTGATGGAATACAAACTGATAAAAAATTTAAAGCGAAGGATAAATTTCATGGAGGAAGATGATGAAGATATGGATTATTGCTCATGGAATTATCAAGAGGGAATATTGATAACTGGAAATGAAGCTAAATTATTTTTAGAACTACTAATTGAAAAACAACAACTAAAGTAACAAAACAACAAAGATTAAAACAGTAGTATGGGAAGTAGTGAAGCAATAGATTTTATTTTCAAGAATCATCCAGACATAGACACATTGTTCATGGGTGACAAAAAACATGATTCAAATACAATTCAAAACGTATCCGCTCTAATGGTGAACTTCGCCAACGAAAAAACCCAACAGCAGACAGAACTTATTGAGAGGTTGAAAGGGGTATTAAACACTATTATAAGTAACCCTAAGGAACTTCATTCAGGTGGATGGTATGAATTAGACGTTCCAATGGAAGAGATAACAGTGGCCGAATCCCTAATAGAAGAAACAAAGTGAAAAGAGCAACAAAAATATTTATTGGTATAGCCATTTTATCATGGATTGTTTCTTTAATGGAAATGGCCTTTAGCCCAATATTTGACACTATTTATAATTATACAGATGATTTTTATGTTTCGTTAGATAAAATAAATCCAGATACGGGAGAAAAAACATTTTCTATAAGTTCTTTGTACTGGATAGGTGGGGATATTGTTTATTCAGAATATTATCATAATATTTCTGAAAATAAAATAGACTCAATAAAAACAATACATAATGATATATGTTTAAAATTCAACAATTTAAGAAGAAAAAACAAATGATGTTCCAAACAATGACATTGGCAATAGACCATGTATAACTATAACGACATAATTGATACAATAAAACTCTATCAAGAGTATATACCTAATGCAGTAAACATTTTCACAAAAGGAAATTGCTATGGATTTGCACTCATTTTACAAGACAGGTTTCCTGGAGGTGAAATCTATACCGATGAATCCCACGCAATATATGTTTACAATAGACTTGGTTATGATATAACCGGAAATGTGGAAATAAAAAACCATATACCTCTTCGGGAATATTCGGAGATTGAAATAAAGCAAAGGTTACAACCTAAATATAAAGACCAACAAAAACAAAAAGATTTCATCTATTGGAATTGATATATAAAAATGTTATATTTGAAACTTATTGTTATGTTTAAAACATTTGATGTATGAGCAGAATACTCACCATAGAAATTTCTGAACAAGCGTACATCGCAGCAATGGCACTATCCGAAATAAACGGGGTGTCAATAGATAAATTCATTGAAACAAAGGTTTGTGAGGATGAACTGATAGACCTTTAATTGTGTTAACAGACTATCACAATGAAAGAATCCACTATTGAAAAGTACAAACTTGTAATAGACGAATACTTCGTTAATGGATTCAATGGGGTGAAAGCCTACCAAAAAATATATCCAGATTCAACATACAATACTGCCGATAAAGGTTTTAGGGATATCCACGAAAATCCACGAATAGAGGAGTATCTACAAGAAAAGCATAAAGAGGCACAGACAGCACTAAAAACCTCCCACGCTGAACTATTAAGGGAAATTGAAAACTGGGCCTATTCGGATATTACCGAAACTTTAGAATTGGATATAGAAGAAGTAAGGCAGTTACCTCCTGAAGTTCGCAGATTGATCACTTCCTATAAAAAATCAGAAACCAGGTTTGGTAAGGATAACGAAAACATCAAAACAACCATAGAGTTAAAGTTCGTATCAAAGGAAAAAGCCATGGAAATGATCCACAAACATACTGGCTTCTATGCAATAGATAATTATCAAAAAAACCAACCTCTTTCCAGAACCGATAGAAAAAGACGTATCGAACAGCTTTTAAGAAAGGCCAATGCTGACTGATGATGAAATACTTGAACTTGAAAGGCTTTGGCATGAAGAGGAAATAGATGTTTTAAAAGATGGATTGACCAACTTCGACGAAAACACTTCACCTAATTATCAATTCCTTTATGATTCCCTTCATTCCCAAAAATGGGGATTTGACCAAAACGGAAAACCTAAACTACTTAAAGGTTATGCCGGATGCGTTTTGCAAGGCTCCAGTAGATCCACGAAAACTTGGTCGGGAATATTCTTTATCATTTATTTATGTACCGTAAAGCACCCAGACGGTGTAACAATAAATATTTATAGGGAAACTTATAACGAGTTTAAAACAACGCTGTACGACGACTTTAAGCGCATTCTGGATATGTTCGGGCTTCCAAATAAGTTCCACGAGGCGCAAGAGGTCAAAAGCTTCAAGATAGGTAAATCAACCATACACTTCTTGGGCGACGGAAAGCATGGTGGTGGTTGTGATTATGCTTTCTTTAACGAAGTAATGCATATATCTAAAAGCGTGTTCGACCAAGTTACAATGCGTTGCAGGATATTCTGGTGGATGGACTATAACCCAAGTTTTACTGAACATTGGGTGTTTGATAACGTAATGCCCAATCCACAAGTGGGATTCCTTCACACTACTTTTAAGGACAATAAATTCATAAGCCCACAGGAGTACAATAAGATTATCGGTTATGAGCCGTTTATGCCAGGTTCTTACATTGTAATAGACGACGAACTTTATTATAACAATAAACCAGTAAGTGAAAAGAACCAACCACCACCGCACCCGGAAAACGTAAAGAACGGAACCGCTGATGAGTTTATGTGGCGTGTTTATGGGCTTGGTTTGAAAGGTTCAATGAAAGGGGTGATATTTCAGCGTATTGTTTGGATAGATGAGTTTCCTAAAGACGTGGCATACATCTATGGCAATGATTTTGGATTCACCGCAGATCCCAATAGTTTGGTCAGGTATTCAGAGGATAAAAACAACATCTATATTGAACTACTGGCATACCATAGCATTGAGACCCCAGAGGAATTAGGTAATGAACTTCTTGCAAATGGTGTTGAGCAGGATTTACCAATTGCCTGTGATTCTTCGGATAAGTACACGGGAGAGAACAAAGGAACAGTTGAAATGGTACGGGGAATATTTGACTTGGGATGGATTGGCGCGTTCAAGGTAAGCAAGACCAAGGGGATAACCTTTTGGTTGCTATCCATGAAGAACAAAAAAATCCACGTGGTAAAGAATGAACTATGGAAATACGTAAAAAAAGAGCGTGAGAATTACAAATGGAAGGAAATAAACGGGATAATGATAAACCAGCCAATTGACAAGCATAATCATTTTTGGGATTCCGCCAGATATGCTCACATGGCTTGGAACGATGGAACGGATGTTGAAGTGGAATGGGATTAAGGAGCAGACATACAACCTTGCTCGAACGCCATTTGTCTCCAACTGGACCAATCATTCTCTGAAATATACCTAACACCGTTGCGTGTCTCTATACCACCATTGTTTTCAAGGCTTTTCTCCAATGCACCGCATATCTTAAGTGTTACCTGCCTATAAGCATCCTCACTAAAGTCAAGTGCCATCATATTTTCACATTGACAACTATCCTCCCTATCACCCTTTGAGCATCCAGCAACAAGCAGCGCAATAATAAATAATCGTTTCATTTGGTAGTGTTTGGTTTAAATGTATGGAAAACCTGGTTTTGATGCAAGGGTAAATGTTAAGATTACAAACTATTATACATTTATTTGTAAAAATACTTGCGTAATACAAAATAGTGTGTTATATTTGTAGTGTAACAAAAAAACAATAAGCCATGATAACCGTATCACTTCAAGATCTACAAGCGACAAAAGAAATATTTAACAGGGCAACTAAAGAATTAGAAAAAGGTGCGGACTATTCTGGTTACGTAACTGTTTATTCTGAAATAGCTGAAAAAAGAAGTTCTATTATAGAGGCGGAAGCTGTTAAAAATGTTAGAATTATGGCGATGTTATTAAAAGTTGAATATAACACAGTGATAGATATGATTTGGGATGTTGATTTTGCCAAGAAAATTTTAGAAGAAAAAAACTAACAATGTACATCTACCACAACAAAACAATAGACGAGTACTATTCTTTCAGTAATTTAAGGGCGTTGTGCGAGGCCACCGGAATAAACGAGAACAAACTGTACAACATATTCAGTAGGAAGAAATTGATGCGTTACGATGGCGATGGTTATGTGGTTGTAAAATGTAAGTGAATTTATTTATAAATTGAAGTTTAGATGAATATTTTTAAAAGGGCTTTAAATTCAGCACATGAATTAATACATAATATTTTTGGTCGTGGTATATACGTTCCATTGTTTCTTGAAAAAGAACCTATAAAAATCGAAAAGGCTGTTTTTATGGATAAAGATGGCAATTGTGTTTTAGTAGGTTTCAATGATGCTGAAAAGAAACTTTTTGAAGATGATTTTGAAACGTTCAGTGATCTGTATATGACAACTAGAGGGTATATTAATTTTAATAAGTAATTATGAAAAAAGATATAAAACCATGTCCATTTTGCGGTGGAAACAATCTTTCATTTAAGTACCAAATAAATTATGGTCATGGCGACAGTGGTTTTTCAATGGCAAGAATTGAATGTAATGACTGTTCTGGAGCAAAAGGAAATAGAAGTGATTATGGTAGGCCGACAGACGATGATGAGCGTAAAGCTTGGGATATTTGGAATGAAAGAGATTAAAAAGAATAATATGAATCATATTGAAAAATGCTTACTAGAACTAGGCGTTATCAACGGATATAAGTGTATGGTCGTCAATCACATTGAAAATGCAGATAAACGAAACCAAAAAGAATCATACGGTATTCTGTACCACAAAACCGAAAAGGATTACACATATATTCCGCTTGAAAACATAATTGCACAAAACCATAAACAATAAATCCATAAGCCATTCTAATTCATAATAATTAAAATAAAAATATAACATTTTGTTATAAATAAAACATTTTTTACTATCTTTGAAATGTCCATCTAGTATTCCTTAACGGGAGTTACAAGATGGGCGTTTTATTAGATGGACAATTTAAAACCCTGTTTGACCCCGTAAGGTCTATATAACAGGGTTTTTTAATGGAAGTCGATTTCATAAGGCAACGTAAGGGTAAGGATGGATTGGAACTGGCAGCTAGGCAGCAGGCCCAGTTGTCATACTTCACCCGTAGTTCCATACAAAAGGAGGTCAATATTGAATACCTAAAGCAATGGGCCAACCGCAACTATATCGGCAACGACCATTTCTTGAATTGGGTAAAGGCGGTGTTCAAGACTGAAAACTTTCTAGCTTTCTACAAATACTTCCGTCACCCATTACCATCAGCAAACCTTGTCCAGAATAGGATAAAAGAATCATTGAGCCGCGTTTTCCATGCGGAGGATTCCAGGTTCAATTATCTCATAAAAGGAAATCCAGAGGAAGCCCCAGAGGAATTAAGTTCTGATAAATTCGACGAAAAGATATTCAATGCACTTTTATTCGAGCATAACGCAATCCTTATAAATGACCTAGAGGATATAAATAAGCCTTACCGTGAATTGGTTTCCATTGAAAAGGTGGTGGCCATTGATAGTAAGGATGGTGAAATCAAAAAAATAGCGTACAGGGCAATAGTTGATGTTGAGGGCAGGAAAGTAAAAGGGTTCGCTTACATGGATTCTGAAAAGTACGCTTTCTACAACAATGATTACGTCGAACTTGTAAGCACGCCACATGACCTTGAAAAATGTCCAGCCGATTATATCGCAAAGGAATCTTTTGATGACAACGACATTGTAAGACGTTCAATATTCAGTTACTCATTAGAGGCTTTTGAGGAATATGTGTTCTTAAAAACACTTCTTCGGATGACCGAACCCAATGGCGCAATTCCCATTACAATAGAATTGGATGCCAAGGTCAAGAAAAAACAGGGCAACGATACGGATGGCGCAAAACCAATGTCCGCAAAAGAGATAGGCGGACAATCATCGGAATACGGTAGTGAGGTACAAGGGGTAAAGAACGATTCGCCCCTTCAGGCCGGGACAAGGATAAAAATGCCGATGATAAAGAAGAATGACGGTTCCATTGATGTAGATGCGGTTCAAAACTTCTTAAAGTTCCTTTATGTGCCAATCGAGGCGTTGGATTACATCAACAAACGCATCCAGCAGATTGAAAAGGGAATCATATCCCATGTATTGGGTGATTATTCAGAACAGAACGAATCGGCAAAGAACGAACTTCAGGTCGAGAAAAGTTATATCAGCAAACAAGACAAACTTAGATCGTTCTCAAATGAACTATCAAGGATAAGAAGCCTATCCGATTATAAATTATTGGCATTGAAATATGGCCCTGATGCGGTCAGTGTGGATTGTTATTATGGAAGTGATTTCTTCTTGGAGACACAGGATGAACTTTATGGTCTATATAAAAAATCACCGAATGCCATTGAGCGAAGGAACATTCTTTTGAGGCTCACCCAGAACAGAAACCGATATAACCCATCAAAGGCTAAACGCGAAACACTATTGTACGAACTTTTACCGTACAGCAATGATGTTGATTTTGATAAGGCCATTGAAAGGGGAATAGTTAATGACACGGTATTCGCCCTTCAAACGAGGTTCAACTACTACATATCATCATTTGAATCACAATACGGAGAAATAACATATTTCTGGGATTTGATGGATGGAACGGATGCCGAGAAATTGGCGATTATAAACGAACTATTGAAACAATTAATAATAGCAGACTATGAGCAAACAGAAAACAACAGTGCATCTACGGGTGTACAAGGGTAATGGACGAAACGAAGAGTTGAGTTATGATTCTTCGGGTAAGGTTCAGAACGAGAACATACTTGTAAAGTTGTCCCACAACTCTTTGGAGTGGTCAAACTTTATCAAGAACGTAAAATTATTGGGTTACGTAAAACCAACGGTTGAGGCTTTCTTGGTTGATGATGAAGAGGATAAATCAAAAATCGATGCCATTCAAAAAGAGGTGGATAACGCCAACAAAGTACAAGAAGTTGAATTGACACCGGAACAAAAGAGGATAGCGGAACTGGAGGCGAAATTAGATGCTTTGGTGGGTGGTAAAAAAGATAAGAAACAGCCCAAAGATACTAAGAACGATGATTTGGAAGCAGTACGCGCCGAATATGAAGAAGTGGTGGGTAAAAAGCCGTTCCATGGATGGGACGAAGCTACATTGAAAGCAAAAATTGAAGAAGTAAAAAATTCATAACAGACTATGGAATTTTCAGAAGATTTTATAAAAGAGAACAACCTGACAGAAGAGCAGGTAAAAGCCGTTTCCGAGTTTGGTAAAGGGCATATTGCCGAATTGCAACAACAATGGGATGGAAAGGCCAACGAAAATGCAAACAACATCCTTGATGGGGTGATCACATCCACTCAAAAACAGTTTGGTATTTCATTGGAAAGACAGCAAGGCGAAAAGCACGCCGATTATTTAAAGAGGCTTTCCGATCAGGTGGTGAGTTCAAAACAGGAAGAACTTGAAAAACTAAAAGGAGATTACGAGCAAAAATTAAAAGAGTTCAAGGGCGGGGATGCCCTTAAATCCGAATTGGACAAGGCAAAATCTGATTTGGACGAGGCATTGCAAAAATATGCGGATTACGATGAGTTGAAAGAAAAAGCGACAAAGGCAGATGAATATGGACAACAATTATCCGGATTGAAGTTGGAAGTGGCATTTAACGGTGCAAAGCCAAACTTTCCTGATAGCGTGAATCCATACGAGGTAAAAGCAAAATGGGAAGAGTTCAAGAGCGCAATTCTCAATGAGTACAATATTGAGATAGTGGACGGTGAAGCAGTCGCTATCAGTAAGGAAAACCAGTATAAACAATCCAAGCTGTCTGATTTGGTAGCAAAGGATGAGAACATCCAAGAGCTTTCAAAAGGTAGACAACAGGGAGGTACTGGAGCGAGGCCAGCCGAAGGTGAGGTGATTGAGGGTATTCCATTCAAGGTGCCTAAGGATGCTGATGCGAAAACACGTTCAAAGCTCATTAAAGAGCATTTAGCTGAAAAAGGCATAGGCCCTGCACATACAGAGTATAGTAAGCAGTTCGCTGAAATGAACAAAAAAATAATGGCCGGAAATAAGGCCGCATAGGGACAGACCCCTGAAATTGAGTATTTAACCGCAGACAGACCTGCACATTTATTAACCTAAAAAAGCAAAAAAAATATGGCTTATTTAGATGCAACCGATTGGCTCGACTTACAGAGTTCTGCGGCTACCAATGAGAAGCGTGCAAAGAAACTTGGTCTGGTCAATTCGGTAAAAGATTCCACAGCTGGAGTGGATTACATTCCCCCTAGCGAAATGGATAAAATGAGGAGTACATCTTCTCTTAGAAATCTGCAATTACCAGTTCTAAAAGACCAGAACGTTACGGTAGTGCAAACACCGGGATTCAATTTTATCCCAAGCAACCTTCCAGAGTCCGACAAGTACTCTTTCAGTGCTGTCGACGTATTCACGGGATTTAGATTCTATCCTGCACAGTACGACAACAACCAGATAGATGCGGATTGGGCAAAAATGGAAGTGATGAAGAATGTTGACCATGCTGCAGCAAGCACTATTGAATCTTTATTGTCAACCACTTTGGAGGCAAGAAAGACCCAATTATTGGATGGAACCGTACAGGTCAATCAAGGTTCAGGTACTTATACTTTCGATGCTGGAACAGATACCCTACAAGTGAACAAGGCAGCACAGAACGAAACAATGTTCGCTGCTTTGGAGCAATTGATGGATATCAACAAACTTTCAGGTGATTACAGGTTGGTCACAAGTCCAGGTGGACTGTACACTCAAAAAGTGGCACAGGCCAAGTATGGGGCAAACAACCAAATGAACCTTGAGGCGTTGGGTATTTTCGGTGCTGATAGGATTTATGAATCACACAATATTTCTGCTGGTTCAGATGTGTTCAATGGTTATTTCTTCCGTGATGGTGCGCTTGGTGTAGTTGAAAACTACCCTTATGACTTCCGTAACGGTACGGAGTTCGCTGGTAAGAAATGGTCTATCAGTGATGTTGAGCTTCCATTCTCCAGAATGAGGGCCAATATCTACGTGAACAACGAAGCTACTGAAGCTACTTCTTTAGTGGGTGCTGGAAGTGATTCTAACATGATTATGACCCACTTTGAGGAAATGGCCGTATGGTTCAGGTTCTACATTGTACACAGGTACAATAGTGATTTGACCACACGTGCCAATGATATTGTGAAATTGAAAGGTTTAACCACTTAAAATAATTGAAATGGGATATTTAAAGACACAAGCGGATGCGAGTAGGGTTCCCTTCAATGAAGGGGGAAATCTATTGATGGTAGAGGATATTACCGAGGCCAAGACCTTGACAGCGGAGGATAGCGGGAAACTGTTCATCCTTAAAGCTGCTGCCGGGGCACAAATCGACATTCCATTGGTAAAAGGCTTTTACGCAAAGTTCAGGACTGGTTTGGCTTTTGCCACTACTGATTGGACTTTAGTAAGTGCAACCAATGTAATTCAAGGAAATTTAGTGGTAAATGGAGCAGCTGTTCCAGCTTCAAATGAGAACACAATCTCTTTTGTGGCTACCGCTGAATCTTTGGGCGACGAGGTAACGGTAGAATCCGATGGAACAAACATTTATGTTTCCGGTGTAGGCAATTCAGTAGGTAGTATAACAGCAACAGCACCTTAAACTAAAGTAATATGGTCGTAGGGATTCTAGAAGATTTTACAAACGATGTACAACTTGATTCAGAGTTGTTGGCAACTCCCACAAGTGGGATGTATGTCAATAGCGGTGGTCATCCATCCGTTAACGTAAACAATCTTTTAGAGTTCCTACCCAATACGTTCAATGGAATACAAGCGTGGAGCGCATCTACGACCTACGGGAAATATGAAGATACAAGAAAGCGAAGTGATTTGGTAACTCTTGACGGTACGATATACCAAAGCATAAAGGTGGGCAATTTAAACAACTCCCCTGATGCCCCAGGTACAACGCACTGGATAGATACAAACCTGGAGTCATTGGTTCTGAAAAACCACATCTATTCTACAATGGATAGGGTGAAATCAGAACTCAACCTTGTAAATCGATTGGTGAACAGTCAAATGTTGTATGAAGTCGGAAGGCATGAAATTACATTGCCAAATGATTATGCGGCATGGGTGTTCGAACCAAAAGGGAGTGATTATATCAGTTTCCGCATCAATCGTATTTCCCTGCAAAAGAAAAGTTTGACCCCGGTTAATGTTTATGTGGTCAACCAAGGTGTTTTGGTGGATACTTTATCGGTAACCCCGGATAATGGTAGATTACAGTTTCAGGAACTGGGATATAGCTTTTCAGGCAAAGGTAAGTGGTACTTCATTATCGACAGTACAGATGTGCTTGTTGATGGTGGTGCCATTGACAATTTGGCCTATGATGGTTTTGTGGCATACACGGCAAGTGGTACTGGCGCATCACCTGAAACAGCGACTTTTAATGACGGGGTAAGTGGTAATGGATTGGGTTTTGATATATCAGTATATCTGGACCCTAGCGAATATCTAAAATCAAACCTTCAAGGGATGGGTTCTTTTATAAGGGCAACCTTTGATTATTTGACATTACAGATGTTCCTGCACAACCCCAACAATATCAGTAACCGTGCACAGCGCATCCAAATGCAGGATGATATCCTGATTGCGGAGGCAAAGAGCATGGAAGGTGATACGGTAGCTAAAAGGTTTGCATCAGAGCGCAAAAAAGCGGTATCAAGGATTGAAAAGACCTTTGATACACAATTGAACGATAACGGGGGTTTTGAAATCGAATTTGCAACGGTATGAACCATTTAAAACCCAACTGTACTGGAATAGATTGTCCGATAAAGACATTGCAACAGACCCTTTACCCGATAATTACGGCCAAGTGGGGAGAAGTTGAAATGTACGGACGGGCTACAAGAAACACATCAAAGGCAGGAAACTTGCCAGAGGTGTATGATTCCAAAAGAAGGTACATGGAGGTTTTATTGGATTCAAAAAAGTTGGGGCAAGTGTTCTTTTTGGAGGGCAGTCGCCATGATAATATCGACGAGGGTATGTTCAGCGCACCTTTAAAAATAGTTTTCTTTTTGAACCTTGATAAGTTCGAGCAATCGGCACACAAGGACGAAAGAAGGGACGATCTGGCGCAAAAACAAGCATATCAATGGATTGATGATTATTTCTTCGATTTCGATATAAACGGATTGGAAAAGACCATGGGCGAAGTGTTTGCGGGTTATAATATCGATAAATCATTATATGATGATATGCATCCGTTCCACGTATTCGCCATTACTGGAAGTTTAATGTATGAACTAAAAAACAATTGTTGATATGGCTGCACAGGCAAATAAAAAAACGATAAAGTGTACGTTCAAGGTTGATTATCGGGTAGGACTCGATGAAAAGGGAAAGCCCAAAAAAGAATATAGGGCAGGTAAATCCTATAACCTTGACGAGGCAACGGCAGAATATTTTAAATCTAAAAACATAGTACAATGACAGGTACAGAATTAATAAATAGAGGTTCATGTGGTGGTGATTCAGGTTCTCTTGGATCAAACCTATCAGGTGGATGCCTTCATATATTCAAGGCTGCTGCAAGTATATGGGCGATTTCCCCGAGTACTGACTTAGATCCTTCAGAGGATTGGAGCGTACTTTCCTACTGGCAGACCTTACAGGCCCAAGGCAAACTTGTGGTATTGAAGGGGGTAACCTCTTTTGAGGAAAATGGGTCTGATGATGCCATTGAGACTGAAGAGGACGATACCCAAGAAGTTACCAATGAGGGTAAATATACCTTCTTGGCCACATTCAAAAAAGGATTGTTCAATAACAGGGTGCTTCATTCTTTGAAGGGTTTTGGTGGATGGAAGTTCATTATCGTGGATAAGGCAGGTTCCATATTGATGACACAGAACAGTACTGGATTCGGGCGTGGTTTCAACGTTGGTATGATTCAACCCGCTAAACTTACTTTTCCAACGACAACCACTTCCTTGAAAGAGGGATTGCGTTTTCAATTATTGGACAGGTTTGAATTGGACGAGAACTACGTTCTTATCGATAAGAACAACTTGAGTTTCGACCCAAGGGTGGTTGATGGTGTTACAGAGGTTAAACTATCCTTTGTCAATGCTCCTTCAAACACTGACACTTCGGTCAGGGTTTCAGCGGTAAGGTCACAGGATAACAAAACAGCGATTGAAGATCTAGAGTTTGGTGATTTCCTTTTTGTAAATGGGATATCCACAACAAACCCATCAGCGGATGCGGCAGTTGCAGGTGAGCCTTCGCAGTATGACCTTACGGGGATAACAGCATTGGCAACATCGGATTCTGTTACGTTAAGGATTTACGACAATGCCAATAACAGGGCAATAGTGAATAAAAATGGAAACTTATATAAAAGTGCGACGATTGCCGCTACGGTGGTTGCGTAATTTGTTTTCATAGTTGGTAGGGGCGGTTAACCCCGTCCCTTTAAACCGTGGGGTGGAGAAGTTGGTATCTCGTCGGGTTCATGTCCCGAAGATCACTGGTTCGATCCCAGTCCCCGCAACAAAATAAAAACCATGCAAACAGCGGTCTCACCATTTTTACAAAAATTGGACAGTATTGAGGCCAACTTAGAGGCGCAGGCCTATAAGCTGATTGCTGAAATACAAGAAAAGATTCTTGATTTTGTCCGTGAGGAACAATTGTACAAAAAAGGAATCGATGGAAAAGGAGTGCGTTTAGAGCCGTACTCACCCTACACAGTAGCTCTAAAAAAATTCAAGGGAGAAGTGTATAACCGGACAACGCTCTTAGATACCGGTGACTTCTACGATAACATGTACGTCCACGCTCGTGATAGAATGTACTTTGTTGAGTCTAGCGACTATAAATCTGATATGTTGAAGGATAAGTACGGTGATTCGATCATGGTATTAACGGACAAACACAACAAAATCATAAACGAACAGGAGATATTACCAAGACTGGTGCAATGGATGATAAAACAACTTTTCGGTACTACTTAGACTGCTCACAGATGCCTATTTGGAACTTTCACCAATTGGGCAAAGGGATGGACTATCGGTATTTGGCAAAAGTTGATGAAATCGATGAAGTGGACAGGCTGCCCATTGATTCACCAAAAATATGGGAACGGATATTCAATGAGTACTGCGAGATTTCAGACAATTCAGAATCACAGGAGCATTTGAGACAATTGGCCGAACTGGACGAAATGGAAAAAAAATATGTTTTCTGTTCATTGATATTGAGCGAACTGATAACGACCGACGATGTGGAAGTCCAGCAGTTATATTTTAAAGAAATGTCAGCATGGGGTTTTGCATTTAACCAAGGAAGCCCAGAAAAGGAAATGAAGCGTGCTAGGGTTTGGTTAAAATCTATCAAGACACGAATCAACCTATTGTCAGCAGATGTAAAAGGTTATCGAAGCAAGCAGACCAAACCAGAGAGATTGGAAAAGCAACAGGTAAAACTGGAGCGGTTATCGGGAAGGAATGAAATCGACGTGAAAAGGTGCAGCGTGGCAAAATGGGTGGAAATCATCAAGGATGCAGAGGTTATGGCTCGTGAAAAGGAAAAACAACGTAAAAAGGCAGCGTAATGGCATTAGGTAACGAAATAGATGCCCTGAAGGCAATTGAAAAGGAAATAGGCAATATCCGTGCAAAATTAAAAGGATCACATGAGGATATTTTGATGATTTCCAAGGCCGCTAGGGATGCCCAAGGTTCATTTATGGACATAAAGCTGCCAAAGGAACTTGAAAAATCGTTAAAGTCCAATCAAACATTTCTTAACCAATTGAACGCCCAATTAAAGGAGCGTGATAGATTGGAAAAAGCATTACAGACCGCAGTATCAAGAAGGGCTCAAGCAGAATCAAATATAAACAAGGAACTTCTTAGGAACAGGGAAGAGACCAGATTGCTAAATCGTGCAATGAAGGAAGAGGCGTTATTATCTTCCAAGTTGGTAAGCGAATACCGAAAACTTGAAGTAAAGCATAGTAGGGTCGCTAGGACAGTGCGTGATTTAGCGGTAGCCAATAAAGAAAATACGAGAGAGTATAAAAGAGCTGTACGTGAACTAAATAAATATCGTACACAACTTGATAAGGCCGACAAAGCAACTGGTAATTTCAGAAGGAACGTAGGTAATTATCAATCCGCTTTCCATGGTGCTACTACTGCATTTAGAACTTTCTCAAATATATTCGGTATTTATTCAGGCTTACAGATAGCACGTGAGATATATGGACAGATTACAGCGTTGGACAGCCTTAAACTTTCCTTGGAACAAGTTTCTGAAACGGTACTTGACTTAAATAGAAACCAACAGTTTTTAAAAGAAACGGCTGACATATCAGGGGTGAATATTATAAATCTATCCCAATCATATATTAAATTTTTGGCGTCCGCAAAGACAACAAATCTTACACTGGAAGAAACTGAACTGATATTCAGGAATGTTTCAAAGGCTGCTAGTCTTTTAGGCTTGAGGGGTGATGATATAAATGGTGTTTTCCGCGCATTGGAGCAGATATTATCGAAAGGGAAGGTGCAAGCTGAAGAAATCAGGGGCCAGTTAGGTGAGAGATTGCCGGGTGCTTTCCAAATATTGGCAAAGTCAATGGGATTGACAACACAGGAACTGTCCAAACAGCTTGAACTCGGTAATGTTTTAAGTGAAGATGTATTACCTGGTTTTGCAAAACAATTAGCTGAAACATACTCATTGGAAAAAGTCCAAAGGGTAGAGAATATGGCAGCCCAACAGGAGCGATTGGGCAACGCATGGACACGATTTGTTGACGAGGTAATCAATAAAGACAACAGGGTCTCTACATTCTTCACGGGTCTTTTAGGTGTTATCACGGATATATTCGACAAGATAAACGATTCCTTTGCGGACAGTCAGGATTTTATAGATGAGGAAAGGGCAAAATCATCCGCTAATGAAATGGAAAGGCTCGCCAAGACAGCAGAAGAGGCGGGGGTCAGTTTGCGTGAGGTTGCGGATATAAACTTCTTTTCCTATACGAAAAGTGTTGAAGAAGCGAGAAATGAACTCAATAATCTTTTAGAAAGAAGAAAAGAATTAGAAACTCAAATAGCAAACACACCTTTAAGTGATGGATTTACCAGAGGGGTTTTACAAAAAGAGTTGAGAGAACTTAACGAATCCATAGAAACTTCAAGTAGATTATTAGGTACAAAGCAAGGCAAACTTGATGCGGTCAGGCGTGCAATGGTAGAATCAGGAAAAGAAACCAATAACCTGAAAAATGAAACTGACGGTTTAAATGGGTCATTGGATAAGGCAAGTAGGAAATTACAGGAAATATCCACTATATCATTCGGAACTACAATCGATGAGGCAAAAAAACTAGCGAAAGAAGCTAAGTCCATAGCGGATTCATTGTCAGGTACTTTACTTGGTAGTTTTGATTCAGGTTTAAATGCTGAAGATAGGGGTTTTTTAGCATTGTTTGGTGGCCTTCGCACCGATTTAGAAAATCTTCCAGAAGAAGTTCAACAGCGCTTTAAGGAAATACAGGAAAAATTAAGAAAAGCAAGGGAAGAGTTTAAAAAAGAAGCAACTGGTAAAGTTGGTTTTGGCGCAGAGGCTTTAGGAGTTCCAAATCCAGATGAAGTAAGTGATGCTCTTGCTGAAATTGTTAAAAAACATGCTGATGCACAAGATTCGATAGTTAAAAAAACAAAACTATCAGCCGAGCAGCAGCAGGCTATTTTTGACCAACTTTTTTCTACTTTTTCAAGTTACTACGGGCTTGATTTGACTGCGTTTTCCAAAATTGCTGGGGGTAAAAAGGCAAGTCTAGAGGATTATGCAAATTTTGCAAAGTCCGTCTCAAATCTGATTCTTGAAAATCAGTTGATAAACTACGAAAACGAGATTGTAGCCAACCAAGAAAGATTAGATATTATCCTAGCTGACGAAAACGCCACGGAAGAACAAAAAACACAGGCCAAACTTGAAGCAGACCGAAAAGAAAAAGAAATACGGACTAAACAAGCTAAAGCGGAAAGAACAAATGCTATTATACAAATAGGCATTGACACGGCTGTTGCGTTTGTCAAAGCTCTTCCAAATTTAGCCTTAGCAGGTGTTGTTGCTGGATTAGGAGCAGCCCAAGCAGCTTTTGTCTTAGCCCAACCATTACCAAAGTTTGAGGACGGTGTAAGGGATTTTGACGGAGGTCACGCAATGATAAACGACCAAAAAGGAGGAAGGTTCAAAGAGCTTGTGGAAACGCCAGACGGAAAATTCTTTATGTCCAACAAAAGAAATGTGGTCGCAGACCTTCCAAAAGGCTCAAACGTCTATACGGCGGATGAAACACAGGCTATATTGAACGGGCACCAATTATCGGAATCCGAAAGAATAGATTTAGCCGTAATGAGAATGTCATTTGAGATGTTCGAAAACTTAGAGGACAAGATAGAAAATGGTATTGATAAAGGATTCAAAAAAGCAAGGATAACCAACAATATAAAGAACGTAATCAATCAACCAACTACAAAGTTTTTCTAAATGAGGGATATGTTGACACAATCCAGAGAGGTAGAGTTCGTGCTTGATAGTGAGCGCACTGGCTCTACTCTATTAAACACCGACCCAAGGAACTGGAACGACGACGAAAAACGTTTTGAACTCGATAAGGACAGTAGGGGTGTGCTTAGGAAAATCAATACAAAGTTGGAATTTGCCAAAGACGGATTTGACCTATTGTACGGACATGCATTGTCCTATCCAATGGACACCGCTATAAGTGTATCGAAATATGGTAAGGATGTTACAAGTAGGAACGAAACCAACAGGCTTTTATATCAATCTTATTTGGATATGCCAAAAGCGGAGTTTGACCTTGATAGAAAACTGGCAAAGGTTCCGTTCACGCAAGGTGGACTTTACGACCGTATCAAGTCGCGTTGGACGAACAAATACGACTTGGTCACACCAAAAAGCGCAGATGGAGAGGATATCTCAATATTGTCCACAAAATACGAACAGGTTTCAGGACGTGAAATATTCAGGCGTTCAGTTGGCAAGGTAGAGGACAACACCGGGATTAACCACCCCGTAACACCACCTGATAAGGATGTTGCAAGGGCCGTTGTATTTACCATTGATCCAAATTCAGATACCAGCAATATAAAATCGGTTCGAATAGGTGCTGAATCCGTTCCTTATAGCGGCGGTGATTATGCGACAGGTCAATTGGGCAGCCTTTTGTTCACACGTTCAGATAGACCAAGGACACGATTTATAAACGGCAAGGTAAGGGTAAGACTTGACCCTGCAAAAGTTCACGATGGCTCATTGAGGCTTGAAAAAGTATTCTACAATTACAATAGTTCAACAAGTAGTTATGAGTATATAAATGGTAGCCGTGACCCATTGGTCATAATAGACACTAGTATACAGGGAAATGTACTGGAGTATGATTTTATCGATCATGAAGTAACATTACAGACAGACCAGGCAATGGCATTGGCACTTTATTCAAACACCGATGACGGTATCGGGTATTTTTATGAAGATACTGAAATAACCATAACAGAAGATGATAGTTACCCGGATACACAGTCAAGGATATTATTCCCTCACGAACTGTTCGATAGGCTTTTAGAGAAAATAACAGGTGAGAAAGGGCTTTTTATCAGCAATGTTTTGGGAAGGACGGATTTAGGATATGATACCGATGGTGAATGGGCGTATCTGGCCACAGCTTCTGGATTTTGGGCCAGAGGTTTCAACTTGAACGAAAAACAGTACACAATAAGCCTAAAGGATGCCTTTGATTCTTTCAATGTGGAATTTCCATTAATGTGGTTCATTGAGACAAAAAACGGAAAAGAGTATGTGAGATTGGAAAAGTACGAATATGGGCACCAATCATTTGATGGTGTTCAATTGGGAAGAACAGTAAACGGTGATTTCAATTATATCAAGGCAAGTAACCCGGAGATATCCACACTATACGATAACCTATATACGGGTATTGAAATAGGCTACGAAAAAGGGGGTAATGACTACGAAGAGGTTTCCGGACTTTCTTCACCCCATGGATCGGTTCAATTCAATACATCTTTTAAAGGTTCCGAAGAAAATATTTATTTAAAAAAATCAAAGATACGGGCAGATTTGGAGGGGTTTGAACTTGCAAGACAAAAACCATCCAATCTCTTTCCTGACGAGGACACCCCGTATGACCAAGATATATTCTTCAGACATGTAAAAAAAGTAGGTAACCAATACTTTATGCGTGTATGGCAGGATGATTTTGATTTGCCACCACAGGGTACATTGGTCTATAGCCCAGACACTATGGGGAACCTTTTGCTTACACCTTTCAGGTGCTTGTTGAGGCATGGTAGGCTATTATCGACAAGTGTGTACAAAGACCCAAAAGGACAATTGAACTGGATTTCCTCAAACTGCTTTAGCGACTACACAACCACAAAAACAGGGGAGGGTGCATTATATGAAAAGGGCTTTGTACTGAATGAGGATTTAGGACAGCCATTTATAACCGAGTTCCTTTTAAAGTTCGACGGCAAGGTATTTCAGGAAATGGTTGACCAGATAGAGGGTTTTACGGAAATAAACGGTGAACGCGTACCAAATTACTTTGGAAAATACTTGGTAATGGTTGGAACGACCTTATATGAGGGTAAATTGAATAAAGTAGAGATCAACGGCGAGGGCAAGCACGAAATCGCATTAAAACCATAACAAATGGCAGGAACTGCAACACTTACGATAACATCGATACCGACGGAGTATATGACATTTACCATTTCCGTCAATGATGGCTCAAAGAACATAAACATAACAATGTTGGCCGTTAATACCAGATTTGGTAAGAATCAATTTATAATAGGTTCGACAATAGGTGAGACCATTTCAAATATGGCCTATTATTTCAATCTTGACCATTCAGATGTTGGTGGTACTGACAACCTAACGGCGATAGCAACAGGATTGACACCTACATCAGGGGATGTTGTAATAACATTGGTAAACGCAAACTGGCAAATCGTAAGTGCCGGGGTTCAAGGTTTTGGAACGGCAACTTTTGAAAACGAACCGATTCCAGCACCGAAAGATTTCACTTACCAACTTGTGAGCGGGGATTGTACAAATGCTGATTACGACCTGAACATTCAAGGAGGAACCCCTCCATTTACAATTTCCAGATCTGGAACCTTCAACGTTGTAACATCCAGTAGAACACCCAACATTTCCATATTAAGGGGTGTTCCAAATGTTGTCACAATAGTTGATTCAAATAGTGATCAGATTGGAAGTAAGCAGATAGTCCCCCCGAAAGTTCTTAATGAATCTGATTTCACCATTGACCTTACACAGGAAAGTGGCGCAAAGGCAACTGTAACACCCAATGTTGTGTTGGATGATTTGTTGCTTCCGGTAACTTATAGTATAAACGATGTAGATTACAACAGTACCGGGGTATTCTCTAGTCTATCCTTTGAAACACAGTACACACTGTACATACAGGACACTTTTGGCTGTAAAAGACAAAAGATATTCATAACCCCACAGGAAATAACCAATGGTGATACCGTTACAACAAATTATGAAAGGCATTTTGAGATAAGCAATGGAGGTAGTGGTATATTTTCCAGATTGACTGAAAGCCCGTCAAATTTCAATGATTCATTGAGTTTTGAGGAAAAGGTCAAACTACCTTATGAGACGACGATATTCCAATATAAGGACTGGAACTTTATAGGTCAGTTCAAATCATCATACAACTACCATAAGATAACACTTATTGAAAACGGTTCAGCAACATATATAGACCCTGTTCTTCAAGTACAGAATTTAGGGCTACAAGAAAAAGTCGATTGTAAACTTTTTCGCGATGTCAACGGTGCTTTAGGGGTTTATTTCAGAAATGGGGCTAATTATGTGCCGAACACAACGACCACAGATGGGACCAGTGATTATGATGCCACAAACTTACCATCATGGGGAAGAACGGGTACGACTGTTGTTATAGATGGCATAGGTTCCATAAAGATAAAAAGGGTTACAACTGATAACACTAGGGGCCTTTATCTACAAACTAACGCAAGCTATTCATCAAATAACGATGCTGATGGGAAAATACAAGCTAATTATAACGCTCAACCATATAATACCTATGAATACATATTCCCAATAAGCAATATAGATAATTGCGCTAGAATCATTATTGAAATCGGTTTTGATATCGCAGGCCAATCAAACATAGAATTGACATATGGAAGTGAGAGAATACAAAAAATAACAGATAAAAAAGGATTTTTGGATTTTTCATGGAGAGACCCTGAAAACAAGTCTGGAATGGTTCACCAAACAGGTATCATCAGTCGTTTATTGTTGCCATACATAAAATGGGTAGGTAACAGTGAAAGCACTTCAGAGCTTTTCGACACGGACAGTGAATCGGTATCATTGAAACAAGACGTTAAAGATGTTAAATTATTGATAGCCACGGTTATAGGGTTCAAGATGCAACAGAAATTACAGATTGCTGCGGGTATGGAAGAATTCAATATTGACGGGATAAACTATAAAAAACGTGAAATGACATCCACCCCCTTGAAATCAAGTAACTGGTATAGGATAGAGGCCACCTTTGAGTTTGGATCTAATAAACTGGAGGTAAATCCAGATGAAATAGTATTGAATCCACCATCAACACCTATAACCAACAAGGGGCCACAAACAACATTGCAGCCTTCGCCATTGATATTGAGCGGCGGGAAACTTATAAATGAAAACGGAAACACAATACTTATGGAAGATTGATATCCTCTTTTTCAAGGTCTTTTTCCATAGAGTGCAGAAAATCCTTGTAGAGTTCATATTCTGGGTCATATGTGTTTTTTGGTTGTTTTGGATTCGATATCCAAATATCGCAAAGAAGAAATCGTGCAGCATAGCCACATCCCAATATAAAAAGGACTGAAATAACCAACACACCGAACATTCAACAAATGTAATTGATAATGTTGAGATTAAAAAACCGTAACAAAATGTTATAAATAAAACAAAATGTTGTAAATTTGAATAGTTTAGAACATATCTATCATGGCAAATCCAGACACAAATCTTCTACTGATAAACCAATTAAGGTCAGAATACGACCAATTAAAACTAGACTACGATACTCTTATAGGAAATTCAGTATCCATAGACTCCATGAGCGCAGCACAGAAGAGAGAGGTCATTGAGAACATATTCCCAAATGGCGTGGCAATAGACGTGAACGACCCCAACATCAAAGCTGGTGACAAGGTATTTGGCGAAAAGGTGGGCATCAACGGGGGTAAATGGTTCTTTGGAAACGTTATCACCGCACCACCCACACAGGATTCCCATATAGACTTTAAATACGAAGAGATTTAAGATGAAAAAGATACTTTTTATAGCAATACTTTTTATTGGAGTTCTTGGATACGGTCAAAGGTTCCAGAACGGTCATGTCGATGTACCAATGACCACAACGGAAATGAACGCAATAGTAAGCCCAGAGGAAGGACAGACGATTTCAAACTCAACAACAAATTCAAAGTGGGTATATCTAAATAGTGTTTGGAGAGAAGCGGCAGGTGGCGGAGCATCACAACTATCAGACTTAACAGATGTAAACACTTCGACACCTACAAATAGAAACGTATTAGTAGCTGATGGAGTTGATTTTGAAAGCAGGGCATTGGTAGAGGCGGATATTAGTGATTTTGGTAGTTATGTTGATTTGAGTTCACTTCAAACTATAACAGGTACAAAGCAATTTAATGGGAATATATCGGTTTTAGGATCTGCAAATTTACAAGTTGGACAATCTCTTTTAGGGGGTGCTGAAATTTCAACGGGAAATAATTACACTAAAATAAATGGTTATTCATACACTAATCCAAACTTTGCAAGGATTTATTTTTTAGTGGATGATTTGGCTCCCGGCACAAATGGAGTCGAAACAGTTTTAAAGGCATCTGAAAATGATATAACATATAACGGAACAAGTCTTTTGAGTGGTGGTGGTTCTTTACCTGTAGACGACACAACAGCATTGGTACAAGACCCTGTGGACAATACAAAACAGGTCAGGATTGATGCAGGAGGTGTTACAACATCAACTACAAGAACGATAACAATGCCAGATGCCGATGTTGATTTAGGTGCTTTGACTTCGTCTAATTTAGACATGACAACAAATTACACATGGTTGGGTGAGCAGAGATTTGATAGCAACACTAAGTTTTTGAATGCAACTCCAACATCAACAACAAGTGGTTATTCAAGATTTGGTTTTGATTCAACTGGTAGAGCGTATTTTCAAAAAACAGGAACAACAAACGATATTTTTATTGATTTATCAGCAATAACAACTGATAGGGTGGTCACAGTTCCTGATTCTGATATAACACTAGGAGGAACGAATCAAACACTTTCATTAAGTGGAACTGGAAATAAAGATGTAACAATCTCTGGAACAGGTGGAAACACAATTGACTTAACAGGGGTAGATGGAATAGACCCTGATAATATTGTTTCCAAGGGAACTGGCAGGACTTCACCTGTACAATATACGGACATTTACGGGCAGACACAGGCCAATTATACAACGGATGGAGCGCCAAGTGCAGGAGAGTTGGTATTCATAACAGATGCAAGTCCAGCGGAAGTTATAACGACTGCTACCATAGCAATGGATGGGTGGAAAATGTACGACGACCAGACAGCGGATGCGGCTACAATCACATTATCGGACTGTGACCCTGGGGAAACCTTGACGGTCTATATCAATAGGGCATCCGCTCCAACTTTAGCGGGAACTGGATTGACCTTCAACCAACTTCCAAATACAACGGCTTTCGCGGCAGCAACTACGATGATGATAATATTTGAGGTTGCTTACGATGGTACAACAATAGACTACTACTATGTTGAGAGGTAAACTTATATACATATTTCTTCTATTTACTTTACTCTCTTCCAATTCATTTGGACAGGGCAAAATGCTATTGGCATCAATACAACAAGCAAGCGTTGGTGGTAATGATGCGGATGCACAGGATTTCATTGATGCGGTCGGAACACTCAACGCGACTGAAGAAACAGCTATAAACAACCTTGTTGTAGCGTTGAAAGCTAACGGCACTTGGACGAAATATAAGGCAATTTACCCTTTTATTGGTGGTACTGCTGCCGAGCATAAATGGAACCTTAAAGACCCAAGGGATTTAGATGCAGCCTATAGGATAACGTTTACCGGAACTATCACACATGATGCGAATGGAATTACAGCAGATGGATCAACTGGTTACGGTGATACTCATTTGGTTCCAGCCTCCGTATTGACAAACTCCAGTTATTCAATGTCCGTTTATTACAGAAGTGATATATCGGAAGGAAGCGGAATAGGGGTTAAGGACGGTACTGGTTATTGGACATTCTATCCTGAATTTGGGGGTGACTTTTACTCATACGCTGGTTCTGCATCAAACTCAATAACCGTTGCAGCAATAGGCGTTTCATCAGGTATGTTCACAAATACCCAAAATGGGGGAACTACCCATAAGGCATTTAGGAACGGTTCACAGATAGGAACGACGAATACAGGCGATAATACAGCATCATTTGACACTCTTTTGGAGCCGATGTATGTTGGAGCCGTCAATAGGGATGGCGTTGCGGGGGAATTTTCAAGTAGGAACATTACTTTTTTTGCAATAGCAGATGGATTGAGCGATGCGGAAGTATCTGATGATTACACGGATATACAGGCGTTTCAAACTGAATTGAGCAGAAACCTTTAAGATGAGAAAACAACTATACATATTCTTTATTTTGATTGGCACTTTAAGTTACGGGCAGACCGTTATAAGGGTATCTCAAAGCGGAAGGATATTCAACGGACGTGTTAAATCAAGTGTATCCATACCGGACCCTCCAGTTGTTGAAAATTTATTATTGAATGGTGACTTCGTGAATGCCGATGAATGGACTTTGCGAAATTCAAGTACGGCGACTGGGGGAACCATGACCGTTATAGCCAATGGGAACATTGCCGCCAGTAGTGCAAATTGGTCAGCTGAATATTACGACATTATGCCGAACCAAATCTACAAGGTCAGGCGTTTTAGATTGACATTTGATGCTAGGCAGACCGTTGGAAGCGGTGGTATGCAGATAGGGCAAAGATTTGGTGTGATTACAACACAGGCACTTACTGGAAGCTTCGTTACCTATCAAGTCGAGTGGAACGGGGCCAATGCAAATGGGAACGCAACTGGCAACGATTTGACATTCGGAGGTGAAACCATTGGCGATACTTTTGAGATTCAGAACATGGTTCTTGAAGATATAGGTATTTCAACTATAAACGCTGAATCAGGTTTGCCAGCCTCGGTTACATTTTTTACAGACTTTGAAACTGCAACTTATACCTATGCCGACCAATGGGGCGCAAACGGTGTTCCAGAAAGTGAGATAAACCAATGGGAGGTAGATACCGGATTACCAAGAACAACAGATCATGTAGATGCGGACATTTCAACAGGAAGAGATGGAACTGGTAGAGCAATTTGGTTGGGGTCTTATAATAGTCCAACTGGCTCTGAATATGATAGGAACGAACTTGGAAAAGACAATGCCTTAAGCTGGGGCGAGCATTGGATAGGGCTTTCTTTTTATGTGGCCAATCCAATGCTTAATTCAAGGATTATATTTCAGGAAAGGAATTTAACCGATGGGGGGAGTAATTCCGTTAACCCCATATCTATACGTGAAAATAGTAATGGAACGCAATTATCGATAAGTCTTTCCCAAACCTTGGATTTTGTTGATGCCACAAACACTTATTTAGCAGCCAACACTCCATTAAATCCAGATACCGGTTCCCCTGTAAGTTCTTGGTATGGAGCTGGTACTGGTGCTACAACATACAATGTCAATTATACTCCAGGTACTTGGGTTGATTTTGTTATGCATTTCAAAGGTGCTTTTGGTGCAGGGTATACAGGTGATACCACAACCCTTGCAAGGCAATTGGGATATGACCCAAAAAGTGATGGTTATGTTGAGATTTGGATAAATGGAGTAAAAGTTATTGACCACGTTGGAACTACTACTTATGCACGAGAGAGGGATGGTGCTTTTACAATAGGTGAGATAAGCCCGAAGATAGGGCCTTATTGGAGTTCAGCTTTAACACCTATACCCGGAGGTACAAGCTACGATATTTACTATGATAATTTCAAGATATGGAACGGACCAGGTGGAACATTCGCGGATGTTGACCCAAGCCCGTAAACTGGTTACGATATGAATAAGGAGGGTGTTTACATGACTTGGTTTTTTATGGGATTGGCGATAGTGCCGATGCTTATAATGACCCTTGGACGTACCGCACTCAGTTGGTCACAGAACCATCTTTTTCAGACCGACTACCTATTATACGCAACGCTTTCCGGTATCATGTCAACTTTTTTGATAAGGAGCTTTCAGCATAATAGGAAAGATAGGATGATGTTCCGAATTGTTTGGAACATCAGGCAAAGACATTGGAACAGGTTAACGGCCTTGTTGTTCGCTTGTGTGATGTTCTTTGGGGTCAACCATGATGGGTTGATAGGAGCATTGCATTTGGTTTTCACGGGCATTGCCATTATATCCGCATATATTGGGATGGTTTGGTATTATCAGGTAAGAACGGTTATGGGCCACGGTGCTATTTTAGGTGCTGCCTGCGGTGTTCTGGGTTTTCTGTTCGCATATTTAACGCCTTTTCTAACAACTGCTGAAGGTGAAATGATAGCAGCGATACCGATAACGATATATGTTTTTTCAACCACTAAGATAGATTGATATGGAAATATTAAAGGGAATAGGATATTGTATGCTTGTAATAAGTATCTACAAGTATATCCATTTTAAGTATTTCAGGGATTCAGTAATGCCTTTTAATTGGAATAAATGGATTTCCAATAACATAGGTGATTACATGATGTTGGTAGGTGTTTCTTTTATCACGGTTCAATATAGTTGTGAGGTTATAGATGTGGTCAATATTGTATTTGCAAAACTTACCATAGGCTATCAGATTCCACATTTTGACGATAATACATTTTACTGGGTATTGGTTCCCGTTATACTTCCATTGATACTTGGAAAGTTTGCAAAGAAAAAGATACGGAAACCTATTTCAGAGGCATTAAAACAAAAGTAATGACAGTACCACAAAAGAAAACACTTGGAACGTGGGCATTTAGAACAGTAGTAGTTGCATTATTGGGCTCTATGGTTTCTTTCACGTTCTCTTTTGCGCCCAAGGCGGTCGATGCGATAAACAATAGAACGTTTGACTCTTACGAGCAAAAGGTAAGGATGATTCAGAAACTAGAGGAAAAAACAGTGGTTTCACCAAGCCAAAGAGATCAATTGTTAATGCACATGGGGGATACTGACAGGCACATGAGCGCAACGGAAAAAGAGCAGTTGATTATCATACGTGAGAATCAAAAGCGGATAGGTCAGGATTTACAGGAGATAAAGAATCTACTTAGAAATAAATAATGGTTACAGGTCTTGATTGTTACGAAAAATGGGGTGACCCCAATACAACGCATGATGAGGGCAGTTATATGACCCTTTGGCAAGTTCCGGAATATATCTGGCAGCTCATCCCCGAAATCCCGAGGCGAATTTATTGCAACAAAGCAATGATAGTGCCTTTGGAAACCGCTTTCCTGAATATAATCAATCGAGGTTTAACAGATGAAATAAAGACATGGGATGGCTGTTTTCAAGTAAGACCGATAAGAGGCTTTGAGCAACAGGTAAGCAGACTTCTTAAAGAATTGAGCATTGAGGCTGCCATGATATACATGAGCATACACTCATGGGGAATTGCCATTGATATAAACGCTGCTTGGAACGGACTTGGAAAAGAGCCGCAAATGAGCATGGAACTTGTAAAGTGCTTTGAAGATGCCGGGTTTGAATGGGGCGGAAGATGGAAGAGGAAAGACGGGATGCACTTTCAATTAGCTTGGATATGATTGAAGAACTGGAGGATATAAAATGGCAGTCCTACCAAGAGGGGGATATAATAAGTGCGTTGGCCATTCAGGTTGCTATTGATGAAATAATGATGAATGTTTAATGGACAAAGAAAAAAAGTACACTACTCAAATAGTTAAGGAATATTGTGAAGAAAATACAACCATTCCCACAAAAACCCTTGCAAGAATGATACTTAAAAATCATCCGTTGGACTTCACTAAATTAGAGACAGTAAGAAGTTTGGTAAGGACAGTAAGGCAGGAACATCAATTTGGGCAACCTGATACAAAACATTTAAAAAGAACCAAAGAACAAATACAGAATGCCAGAAAGCAAAAAGATTGGCACGAAATACCGGACAGTGATTATGAGGAATTACCTCCATATATAATACCAAAGGGAAATAACAGGATTTTATCTCTTTCCGATGTACACATTCCATATCATGACAAAAAAGCAATAGAGCTTACCATAGATTATGCCAAGAAAAAAATAGATCCTAATGTTATTTATTTAAATGGTGATATAATGGACGTCTATCAAGGAAGTAGATTTATTAAGGATAGGCGTTTAAGAGATCTTGCAGGAGAGTTGGATATGACAAGGGATTTTCTTGATTATATAAATGAACAGTTTCCAAAAGCTAAAAAGTATTATAAGATAGGAAACCATGAAGAACGATGGGAAACATATTTAAAATCAAAAGCTCCTGAATTATTGGGTATAGATGAGTTTCAATTATCGGTATTACTGAAATTTGGAGAAAAAGGATACCAGCTCATAAAGTCCAAGCAGTTTGCCTTTGCGGGAAAGCTGGCGATACTTCACGGACACGAAGTTTTTGCTGGGTTTGGAGGCCAGGTAAACCCTGCTAGAACAATATTTACAAGGGCCATAAGCAACACATTGATAGGTCATCACCACAGAACATCTGAACATAATGAAAAAGATATAAGAGGAAATATTATATCAACTTTCTCACAAGGATGTTTGTGCGGTTTAAGACCTGAATATATGCCACATAATAAGTGGAACCATGGATTTTCTTTTATAGAAGTAGATAAAGATGGTGGTTTTCAATTGGATAACCTTAGGATAATAAAGGGCAAGGTAAGGTAATATCTTATAATAAGCCGATATTTTATAATAACGTTCATTTTCCCGATATGTTCATGAATTTATTAAGATGAAAAATTATTTATTAATGGTTGTTTTGACTCTTATGTTAAGCTGCGGTTCCAAGAAAAAGACCACGGAAATCACCAAAGAGGAACGCCATGAAAAAAAGGATTTGAGCGTATTTCACCAAAGAAACAGGTTATCGGTGATTACGTTCACTAAAGATGCAACAGAAATGATAATAGAACCATTACCGTACAATCCTCTAATTATTGGAAAAGACACCATTAAGGGAGCCAAAAAAGTCACTTATCGAAAAACAAGAGTGGATAGCACCGTACAAGATACCGTACATGAAACCGTACAAGTTAAAGATAAAGGAGAAGTGAAAGAGACTAAAAAAGAAAAGAACATTGATTTGGACAGGGAAGGATCTTCAGATGGATGGGTCAAGATAATATGGGGCTTTGTTTTCTTATTGGTCATAATTGCTATTGGGAAGTGGAAGAAGTGGTTTTAGAATATAATTCATTGACTTTTTTCTGAACTTTGTTACACTCATAAATAATTTCATCCATTTCTTCAAGAGTCAATACAAGACCATGCTCTTGGTTCATCATATTAAAAAGTTCTTGATAACAATCAGCATGTTCATTGGGAATCAATTTCTCATCCATTGCTTTAGGTGTTTGTAGCGGGGTTAAAAGTGTTTTTATTCAATTATCTCTAAATCGTCTAAGTCAAATCGATATATTTTCTTATCTGATATTACAATGGCCTGCACTCCCATTGAACCATCTCCATAATAGCCATCAATATATCCTTCAAAACCTTTTCTTTCTTTTTGCATGAAGCCCTTTTTTTGGGGTTTTACACGAACTTTTGTTTTTCCCTCCATAATCTTAGGTATAGGTTAAACACAGTTTAGTACTTTATAAAATAAAACATAAATACACATCCTAAACCAAAAAAAATAAGACTTACTATATCTATAATGAAATATCCATCAATACCAAATAAGTTGGACCAAGCAAAACATGTAATCCCAAAACCTAAATTCTTTCTTCTTTTTCCATTCACAACCATTGATTTAAATTAAACCTTTTCATAGGTCTTTTCAAAAATATCAGCTTTGCACGGGTATAATTTCCTCCAATCAGTAGGGAATGGTTCTAATATTAAATAATCACCCAAACCACATATCATTTCACCTTCCAAAGTGGGAATCTTCAAAACAGGGTCTTGGTTTTCATCCCATCCATGGTAAATGTTTTTCTGAATCCCTGACGCCCAAGTGTAAACTCTGTCTTTGTTTTCATCGTCAAACCTTATAGCTTCTATCTCAATAGGTTTTTTTCTGTATTTTTCCACAAAAATTAATTTAAAAAAGCCCAACCCTTGTACTTCAGATTGGGCCGTTACTCTTACGGTATATCCGTCATTCCGTTTAGCCTATATAAGACCTTTACTGATACGCTTCATTCGACGGAAGGAGAGGCGATAAAGGTACTATTACTTTTTAAAAACAGGCTGTTCAGATATATATGTCCTGCTTTCGCTGTTCAGACTATTAATCCTGCCCGTTTCATTAAAAGCCCAACCCGGAAAGATTGGGCTTTTTATGTAAAATATTTAATTTAACACCCCCATCAGGTGTCATTGGGAGATACTAAAATACAAAAAAGCAGGGATAAAAACTAGGATTTCTTTACCTAATTCTTTCCCCTGCCTCTTGAAACACCCATAATCATTGGGTTTAAGTGCCCACGACTGGGGCAGCACGGGTTGTTGATTATCAGTATTTTACACGGTTTTATTGACTTTTTGGATGAATTTGCATAATATAGCACAACCAAAATACGCTAAACTATGTACCATTCTTTCCCCTAATCTTTCCCCTCTATGTTTTATCTAAAAGAACCAAAAGCAGATAAGCCCACACCAATATACCTAATTTATAGGATAGAGGGAAGGAATTTCAAGAAAAGTACAGGGGAGAAGATACGTCCTGACCAATGGGATTTTGACAGGCAGTGGCCCATCAATAAAAAGAAGCAAATAAGCATTAAAGGGATTGAGGCCGTTTTAAGGGTTTTTCAGTCCAAAGTGGATAACTATATCACCGCTTGTAAAATGAACGGCAAAGAACCCGCGTTAAGGGGTTTAAAGCAGCAGTTCGACACTAATAAAGTGATTACCTTCAACGACTTTATAGACCAGTATGTGGACAGTGCAAGTACGATTAAAAAGAAAGATACTAAACCTTTAAGTAATCGAACTTTACAAGCCTATGAAACAACAAGAAAATTCTTCAATGAATTTGGTACGGTACACTTCAAGGATTTGGACATGAAATTACATTCTGATTTCATAGACTTTCTGAAAACGGAAAAGGAACACTCCACTAACACATTAGGCGGATACATCAAGAACATCAAGAAATTTGCAAGGGAAGCCAATAAAAGTGGTTGTCCAGTAAATCCGGTCATCCTATCAAAGGACTTCTTCATTCCCGAAGAAAAGAGCGATAGCATTTATTTAAACGAGGAAGAAATAAACAAACTTTTCAAACTAAAAGATCTTTCGCCGCGTTGGAAAAAGGTAAGGGATTGGGCCATTATAGGGTTATGGACGGGATTAAGGGTAAGTGACTGGGATAAGTTCAAGCCTAAAGGTGATTTGATTGAAATAGAAACCCAAAAGACTGGAAGAAAAGTTGTGATACCATTGCACCATCAAGTAAAAGAAGTGATTAAAAATGGATTGCCGGAAAAATGCAGTGAGCAGGAATTTAACAGGGTGATTAAAGAAGTTTGTGAAAAATCTGGAATGACATACAAGGTTTATGGCTCCAGGAGAAACCCGGAAACAAACAGATTGGAAAAAGGTTACATGGAAAAATGGAAAATGGTAAGCTCCCATACTTGTAGAAGGTCATTCGCTACCAACAATTATTTGATGGGAATTGATACGCTTACCATTATGCAGATCACTGGTCACACTACTGAAAAAAACTTTTTGAAGTACATCAAGGTCACGCCCGACCAACACGCTAAGAGGCTTTTAGAGAAGTGGAATGAATACTACGCTCAATAAGTTCTTTATGGAATTGTAGTTTTGGTATTCGCCATCCGCCTATATTATAAGCTAGGATCGTCTCTGACTTTATTGAACGCCTAACAGTGTCCTCACTGCACCCCAAGAAATCAGCACACTCCTTGACTGTCATCATGGTATTGTTGGCCTCAAAAATCTGAATGGCCTCCAGTTGTGCTTCTATGATTTCTTGCTTAGTCACCTATCTTACTTCTTGTTTTATTACTGTTTCTATTGTCATTTGCTTTCATCCATTCTTAAAGTTTCGTCTGTCCAACTTTGATCTTGAATCAGTCTATAAGTCCTAACAACAGCAAAGTTTGTTATCTTAAAGTATTCAAACCTTAGTCCATATTGATGAGTGTTGAGCATATAGAAAACTTTCTCCTGTAGTTCCTTTGGGGTTATTTCATCTAGATCCTTAGAATAAATGAAATCAGAAATCTCACTCATAACAATATTTGCAATAGTTGTTTCTGGGTGGTATAGTGTTTTATATAAATCCTCGATAGATTCTATACTATAACCAACCGAACCATTAAGTGTTATGGTCTTTAAATCTTTTGTGGTAAGTGTCTGCATTGATAATGGTGTTACCCTAAGTCTTGATTCTTGTATATACACACTATCGAAATATGGAATTTTGAAATAAACCCCTTTTTCTACTTTTTTAACCCTTTTACCAAATCTTACTATAAGTGCAGTTTGCCAAGGTTGAACTATTACCCAAAATTTAACACTTTGAAGGATGTATTGTAAAAACTCTTGTATTTGATTCATTTATACCAATTAACATTAGACATTATAGTATCAATCTGCTTTTCGTTGAAGTTGTGGGGTATATCGTATTGATATGCCTGTGTTCCAACTTGCATTACGTTGTTCTTTTCCCTTAAATGGCTTAATCCGTAGGCGTGTCCCAACTCATGTGCCAAAGTCCTGTTGGTTTGGAAAGGCTCTCCCAAGATTATCTTGGTCACCGTTCTGGCATCGCTTGTTTGCCTTACGGTATATGATAGGGTTCCTTCAAGACCTATGTAGTCCATAGGAACGATATAAACCGTCAAACTCCCGCTTTTCCCCATTGGGTAAATCTTATCCTTGTCATAGACCATTCTATCCCTTAAGTGAAGCCTTACACCTATTCCGTATCGATTGAAGTAGTCCGCGTTCACTTCTAAGTCCATATCCTCCATTTCAAGCTCAACATCACCAACGGGAACAACATCGACATTGATTATCGTTTCCTGCTCTGGCTCGTATGGGTACGTTATTTTAGTGGACGCAAACTCGTGCTTTTCGCAAGAGGTGAAAACAATCCAAGCCCCTATTGCTATCAGTATGTATTTAAGTTGTTTCATAAATCTCTATTGCTTTTTCCAAGGCTGCTTTTCTTGCTTCTTGGCGATTTATATATTCTTTATCATCAGAATAAATATTAGCGGCAATCATAACATACCATATGAAAGCATCACCTTCCTTATATCTTTCAGGTTGGTCTGGTTCTATTTGGATTTTAATATCATGCCCATCAAAGAAATCAACATACACACCCCATTGCATTGAAAATGGGCCATCTTTAAAACCAGTAATAGTTACATGTGGCTGTATATCCCATTTCCTTGTATTGTAATAGTGTTCGAAATCCTTTTCAAAATTTTTCATACCAAATACTCTTTTAAATCAGTTTTCATTTTGTCAGATATTTATATGCTTCTAAGTATTTTCTCAATCGACACACATCCTTATCGGTTATTTTGTTTAATCTGGTTATATCCATATTGTGTTTTAGGTCTGCAATTTTCACTCTCTTAGCGGTATTGTCTTTCCATACCCTGTGGATGTAATCTGTATATAATTCATCATCGTTTTTAGTCAATGCAACAATGGAATTAACAATGCTATCATAAAACAATGCTCTTAGTGATTTCTCATTCCACTCTGGGCAATCCTCCAATAAATCATGTAGGATTGCAACCGTCTTTTGTTCTGAATTATCAGGAAATCCACTAGCAACAGTTTCCAGATGTTCCATATACGGGTTTCCAGATAGGTCTTTCTTTTTCTCAAAAGCCTTTTCAGCTATCATGTATGCTAATTCATAACCTCTCATACTAAGTAATCTTTTAAATCTTTATCCAATTCAGTTAATGCTTTTATCAATATGGATGATCTTATGTCGCAGCCTTTTCTTAGATTCTGTAAAATGCTCTTTGATATTCCAATCTTATCGAACATCATTTGCATTGTATCGTAATTTTTAAGGTTGTGGGTGACAATATCATCATGTAGTTTATCGTGGTTAAGTTTCATAGTATGTCCTTGATGTGTTTTTTATCATCCTTAACCGATTTAAAGTAGCGTGACAGCAGTTCACACTTTCCGTAATTTATTACCCATCCGCGTTCCTTATCCGTTCCTAGAACCTTCCTAAGTGATTCCTTCAACTGCCTGTTGGTTGATGATTCCCTTAATAATCTGCTCTTTGCCAATTCCATTACCTTTTTGGATTCATTGCTGTCTGGAGGGAAAACAAAGCCCCTTGATTTCAGTTCGTCATAAGCGGTATGGTATTCGTAGGCAACCTCTTTTTTGGCCTCCCAATCATCAAATGCATATACTATGTTCAAAAAGGAGTTTCTTTCCTTTTCATCCTCTGAAATATCAAGTTTGATAGGCTCGTGCTTTTCCTTGGGTTTTGTTTGTTTGTAAGCTGTTACGACCTTATTGAAAAGAATTGGGGTTAAATGGTTGTCCATCGGCTCGAGATTGGGAAGTTTGCCCAATACATAAAGTCTAAAGGCTTTTTCTATTTCCTCTGGACTGATACGGTTAGCACTTTCCTTTATCATCATTTCGGTTGCTGCTATCCTTTCCGGGTTCTTTTCCAGATTGATGGACAATAGCATCATTATCCTTGGAATAAGACCTTTGCATATGGTTTCTTCCCATTTCTCATCAGGTAGGGTATGAATGGGCATATTATAGCCCTTGATTTCAACTAACTCCATATCGTTTCTTTAAAAAGTCCGCTTGTATTACTTTTGGTTCATTAACTTTTACATCTTCTGCTTTCCAATAACCTATTGAAGTGGTAAGTTTTCTTTTCCAGTTCTTGATAGGTTTATCATTTCCATCATGCCAATCCCCATCCTCCCAATAACCATACTTGTTTATAAGCCTTCTTCTGAACTTTTCAGGCTCCAATCCCTCCATACGGCATCTTTTAAATCCATGTTCAAGAAAATCATCAAGATTTGGTGGTGTCATGCAATTATGTATTTTTCAAGTTCTTTTTTTACTCTTGGCAACCATCCGTGTGGTACTTCATCAATCATCTTCTGTACCTCAAAATAGACATCGCCCTTTTTGATTATTCCCTCTATATCCTTTATTTCCTTTTTAACCACTTTATCATAGGAAAGCCAGTTCTCAACTTGCTTGCAACTATTTAGTACCGTTGCATGGTCTTTATTGGTTACAAATGCGGATTTATATGTGGTAAAACCCTTTTTTTTATGGCAGATGTAGTGATAGATATGCCTTGGATATACAATGTGCCTTTTTCTGGTTTCCATTGTAAGCTCCTTTAAAGAGAGATCAAAATACTTTGCCACTATTTCGGCTATTATCTTAACCTCATGATGTTCACCTGCTGCCAGTCTTTTCTTCATGTACCCAAATACTGGTTTATAAAACTCTTTTCAAGCCACCATGCCTTATATCTTTCACCATCCACATAACCATCCTGTACGGGTATCTTATAGACTTTTTTAAGGTCATCGAACCTTTTACGGTATTCCATCATTCCCAACTTCACCACGTCTATTCCTGTCAGTTTCTTCCCTGTCAACAACTGCTCGAAAATTATACGGCAGTTACGGTTGAACTTATCAAGGTTCGTTTCGTAGTTCTCTTGGCTTTTGGGGTTGTTCTCCCTTCCATGTGATTTTGTGAAATCGATTAGTGTTTGCATGATTCATTTATTTAGTTCCTTGATTTTTTGCTGATACTCTTTCTTGATTTTCCTCAACTCTTCACGATCAAACTTGTAATCCCGTTTTGAGTTGCTTAATTCATCCAATCGGCTCACCGCTTCTTTTCCGTATTTTTTAACAAGTCCTTTCCGGTATTCGCTTTCGTTACCATCCAGGAAGGTGTTACACTTTTCGCATTGTTTGTTCACGTTCATTTCATTGAAAACCAATCCCGTGAAAATCTCGGCCTTGAAATAGTGTCCTGCGTGCCAAATCTTTGCTGTTGTCGTTCCGCAACTGATACAGGCATCGTTTGCATCCCGCATCCTTATGAACTTTTGAAAAGGAACCCTTGCATCGTTCTTCAATCTTGCAATGGTCTTTAAGGATTCATTTCGCTGTCTTTCCTTTTTCTTTATCTCTTTTTTAGTCCTGGATTCCACTTTTGGTATAAACTGTTTTTTGTAGTGGACCTGTCCAGCTTCTGTGTTCTGCATCCAATCCCAGTAACAATAGGAACACAATCCATAAGTGCGTTTCAACACCTCCTTTCCACAACCATCATAGCCGTGGGCCTTGTTTATTCCTTTGCACTTTTTGGGCTTTTGGGTCATTTTACAAGTTCTTGTTTTGAAAACTCAACTACTCTTTTACAGGTTTGCACACTGAACATTCCTATATGGGTATATTTTTTAGGTGTTCCTAAAAAAGTTGACAATCTTGCGTAAGCCTCACTCCTTTGCATACCACCACTTTTCCATAAAAGGTCAAAATGTTCGTGCGCTTTTTTCTTAGCCTCTCTAAGAGATTTATCAGCTAACCTACCTAATGGATTTCCTGACGAATGACATCCTACATGAGCATCACACTTCGGATAATTTTGACATACAATTTGCTTTCGACCTGAATAAGATTTCCCATAAACTTCTAGCTCGTCTGTAACTCTAGTTTCAGAACCACAGTAAGGACAAATCTTTGCGTAATAAATATTTTTATGTTTTTGGGTTATTTTATTCATTTCTCATGATTCCCAATTCGTTGCTAATGGCTATCTGGACATTCTTTGCTGCCTCCAAAATCTTTCTTGTCAACCTAAGTTCAGGTACTTCCTCGTTCGCCAATGTCTGCCCTGCTGCATTGCTTCCCGAAAACTTGTGCACTATCGAGTTCCAATCCTGAAAAGCCTCTATATTGTGTTGTGTGAGATAGTACACATTGGATGATAGGGAACGCTGTAACAGTATCAGGTTCTCTTTTGTCTGCCATGTGCCGGATTCGTATTTATCAACACTATCCGCTATCTCGTGCAATATTGACCGTAGGTCTTTTTTCATACCAGTTCCTTTTCCAATTTCTTGATCGAAAGTGTATCAGGTGAATACACGACCTTTACAGTTGATGGATCGATCACCTCACCTGTTTCCTCATCAACCATTATTTGATTTTTCTGCTTCATCAAAAAGGCTGTTTTATACTTATTTTCGGTAGCCTTCCATTCTGTAAATTCCTTAGTGGATTCAGTTATGGTCTTTTTCTCCTTTACCTCTGGAACATCCGTGAAGTAGTATCTGGTCGAACCACTGCGTACGGTGTACTTATAACTATTGTCCTTATAGGTCTTTTCCTTGCCCTGTAAAAAGTTTCTTTGGAGTTCCTCTACTGCTGCGTTCCTCACTTCGGTAATACAGGAGTTGAGTATTTCATCAACCCCTGATTCTTTAATGAGTGCATACGCTTCGTGCGGTTGCAATTCCCCTGAGATAGCATAGTTCTTCAAATTCTCTATACTTCTGTTCAGGTGCGTTATGTAATTCTGAATGCTCATCTTGTCTTTGTTTTAAAAATTGTTCCTTACTACCTTCCATTACGCTGAATATTTATATTCAACCAAGTATCTTAAATGCTTCATTTTACTATCTAATAACTCTCCTGAAACACTTCTGAACATTTTATTTATTTGGTCATATTCAAGAAATCTATGCGCTTGATAATGGTTTATTGGTTTTAATTCTATAACCTCTTTTAAATGTTCATCTCTATAAGACCAATGATGTAAATGGTTGCCAGTATTTTTAGGTTTTAAATGGCTGGTCATTGACCTAGCTTTTTTCTTTTCAGGAAACTTTTCATTAAACCGCTCCATTTGTTTCTTTTTCTGTTTTGGAGTTGGCTTATGTTTATCCTTATAACCCAATCGATAATATTTACCTCTTTGTCTTGCTCTCTCTTGAATTCTAAAAGACTCATCCTTCATTTTATAATTTAGCCTCGCCGCGGTGTCTTTTTTTGTGCACTCCTTACACTTATTTAGGTGTCCATCGCCCATTTGTGGATGCTTATAAAAATCATCCAACTCTTTTTCGACACCGCATTTGAAGCATTTTTTAGTTTTTCTCATGAGACACTATAACTCCTAGTTAAAAGGAAGGTCATCCATTTCTTCCTCGTCAACACCTCCGGCAGCGGCCAGTTTTGCATCTTCCTCGGGCGGGGGAGTGGGCTGGAGGTTACTGTTCATTTCGTACTTGTCCACCTCACTGTTCTTTGATGGTGAAAAGTATTCCTTCATATAGTCCTGGAGTTCTTCTGCAAAAGGGATTATTTTACTGGCATCCTTTATTTCATCAGCAATACCAAAAACAGGCACGGTGTACTTTATACTTCCCTTTTTCATTTCCTTGAACTCTGTGACCGACATCCAGTTCTTTTGCCAAAGGTGTTCAGCATTCTTTGTGAAATCGGAGTACTCACTGACAGCACTGCCTTTTAAACTTAGGTTAGCAAGCTCCCCTGTTTCAAGTACTACATAAACAGAACGGCAATAATGGCCTCCAGCTTCGTGTACCTTGTGCTTTATCTCCTTGTAAAACCCTTTGGCGATCAACCCACCTTTAAATGATTTTACTTCCATTTCTTCCGTTCCAGTAAAAAGAACCTCATTGGAATAGATACCGCTTTCGCTTGCATCGTTCCATCCTTTTACAGTGTGGTAGTGTTCTAGTATCACAAACTTCATAGGAAGGGAAACCATTACGTTTTGTTCCTTTTCCTTGTCGTAATACTTAAAGCATTTATCATTTGAACTCCATGATAAAAACTTGGTTGCCGGATTCGGCCTTTTTGCTTCTGGTCTATCTAACCAACTCATAACTAATTGTTTTAAACTACGTCCAATGTTGCCGTGAACGCTTCGGCTCTATTATATCCTTTCAGTTAATTTCAAATACTCCCACACCGCATAGTTCAGCAGTATGTAAATCATCAATGACAGGGTGTAGGTTTCCATTTTATATTTCGTCAATAATCCTAGATACAAGTAGATAAACACACCCTCCTGTCCATCCAGAAATAAATGTTTCGCTAATATATAGTGCGGTAAATCCAATACTAATACCAATAATAATTCTCAATATTAATTTCATCTCTTCGGTTTTTTATTGCCCAACACTGCTAAAGGAAATATCCCTATAAAAAGAAGTATTGAGGCTATTAGGTTAATTGTTTCTAGGTTCATCTGTTTTCCGATTCTATTGCTCTTGTTGTTCCAAAATCAAGGGAAGTATGTAATACCGATACTTGATTGTTATGCATCCACTCGGTCAGGTTGAACTTCCTTTTTGGGTTCACCGTCAACCTCACACTCAAAGTTTTTTGCGATTTCATATGCTATATTGATTTTGATTAGTTCAGGTGGCATTTTTCCAGTTAATAGATAGTTCCTGTAATAGGACATCCATAGCATTGGAGCAAGCCCGGCATCTTCATATCCTTTTACCATCAACTTGCAGTACCTCTCTTTATCGGAGAACTTCTCTATATTGTCCTGTACGGCAATTATCAGTTTTTCCTTATCCTTTCTAGTTGTCATAACTCCTTAATCATTTGCTTTGTATGCTCTTGGTAGTTCTTTTGGTCCAGAACATCCATATCATAATCAACTTCGATACGTCCGTTCACATCGTTACACCTTAGCAGTTTCATCATCTTTTGTTTTAGGGTATAAATCTTCTCCCATAACATCCACATATGAGCAATATGCCCTTATGGTCGCCTCAATACGTTTAAATTCAAGTGTTCCCCTTTTGGTTTCATATTCCTTCTCGGATTCCAACCATTCAATCCATTCTTTAGGTGTTTTGGATTCACAACCTATATGGATTTTTCCTTCTCGGATATAATGGCCCCATTTGCAGAATATAGGTAGGTTTGCCCCTTGTAGGTCTGCCCCTTTTAGGTTTGCCCCTTGTAGGTCTGCCCCTTGTAGGTTTGCCCATTGTAGGTTTGCCCCTTGTAGGTTTGCCCCTTGTAGGTTTGCCCCTTGTAGGTCTGCCCCTTGTAGGTTTGCCCCTTGTAGGTCTGCCCCTTGTAGGTTTG